TGGTGATGGATATATTTGGAAGTATCTCTACACAATTAGTCCATCACAAGCAATTAAGTTTGATTCAACAAACTATATCCCCATTCCAACCAATTGGTACACCAATAGTACATATGCACCTGTTAGAAATAATGCAGCAGCAAGTGGACAGATAAAAGTTGTAACTATTAGAGAAAGAGGAGTTGCTATTGGAGATGCAAATAAAACATATACCAGAGTACCTATTTTAGGTGATGGTGAAGGTGCAGAAGCAACTATTGTAATTAATAATGATTCCCAAGTAGAGAGTGTTACAGTATCAAAGGGTGGTTCTGGTTATACTTTTGGAACTGTTGATTTAGAAGCTGGTGGTGTTCCTGCTGGTACAACTGCTCCAGTCTTTAATGTAATCATCCCACCTCCTGGTGGACATGGTGCTGATATTTACAGGGAGTTGGGTGCATATAATGTTCTGACTTATTCTAGATTTGAGAATGATACTGAAAATCCAGATTTTGTTACTGGTAACCAGTTTTCTGCTGTAGGATTAGTAGAAAATCCAAAATCATATGGATCCGCAACAAACCTAACATTAGATAAAGCAAGTGCACTTTATGCACTTAAATTGACTGGAACAGGTTATAGTTCTGCCACATTTGTAGCAGACTCTGAAATCACACAAACTGTTGGTGTTGGTTCTACTGCTGTTGGTAGAGTTGCATCATATGACCAACTGACTGGAGTATTGAAGTATTGGCAAGATTACTCTCTTGCAGGATTTAATACTAATGGCACAGCAAATACTGATCCAGAATATGGTTTCCATCTGAACAGATTTACTGCAGATATTAACTCTGGAGGAAGTTTCACTATAATTGGTGGAAGTGTAAATCTAGCAATTCAAACCAGTTTTCAGGGTGTGTCGACAGTAATAAATAGTAGGACATACTATCTTGGTCAGAATTTTGTAGATGGTGTTTCTCAACCTGAGTCTGAGAAATACTCTGGAAACATCATTTATATTGACAACAGACCTTCAGTAACAAGGTCTTCCTCTCAGAAAGAAGACGTAAAAATTATCTTGCAGTTCTAAAAAATCATGCCACAGGAAACTAACCTCAATGTTGCTCCTTATTTTGATGATTTTGACCCACAGAGTAACTATTATAAGGTCTTATTTAAACCTGGATACCCTGTTCAGGCAAGAGAACTAACTACTCTACAGTCAATTCTTCAAAATCAGGTTGAGGATGTAGGAAATCACCTCTTTAAAGAGGGTGCACAAGTCATTCCTGGTGGTGTAACATATCTAAATCCCTTCTATGCCATTCAAATTGAGTCAGAATTCTTAGGAATTCCTGTTTCAGTTTATCTCGACCAACTTGTTGGCAAGACAATTACAGGTGAAACCTCTGGAATTACTGCAAAAGTAGTCACATATATTACTGATAGGACATCTGAGAGGGGAAATTATACACTTTATGTTGATTATTTTGAATCAAGCAGCACAGATTTGGCAACTGAGCAGTTTTTGGATAATGAAGTCCTTTTAACTGATGAAAATATTTCTTTTAGCACCACTTTTATCAGTGCTGGAGAAGGATTTTCAAGAACAATTTCAACAAATGCTGCTGCAACTGCTTCCGCCTTTGCAATTAATGACGGCGTTTACTTTTTGAGGGGTTATTTTGTTGATGTTGCCTCTCAATTACTCATTTTGGATCAATATGGAGACACTCCAAGCTATAGAATTGGTCTAAATGTTGTAGAATCCATCATTTCTTCAGATCTTGACTCCTCTCTGAATGATAATGCTCAAGGATACAACAATTTTGCTGCTCCAGGAGCAGATCGACTGAAAATTGAAGCAAAATTATACAAAAAAGGCACTGATGACCTTAATGATCAGAGTTTTGTGCAACTCGCAGAGGTCAAAAATGGTATTTTAAGGGATCTTGTCAATAGAACCAACTATAACCTGCTTGGAGATGAGTTGGCAAAGAGAACTTTTGATGAATCTGGTCATTATTATGTAAAAGAGTTTGTAACCACTGTCAGAGAGAGTCTGAATAATGGTTATGGTAACAGAGGAATCTATAATGCCAACCAAACAACTGATGGAGGTTCTACTCCCAATAATGATTTGGCAATTTACAAGGTTTCACCAGGTAGAGCATATGTAAGAGGATATGAAGTCAATAAAATTGCTTCAACTTTCTTGGATGTGCCAAAACCAAGAACTACAAACCTAGTTGAGGGTCAATCTGTCAATTTTGGATTTGGTCCAACATTTGCAGTCAACAGAGTCTATGGTTCTGCAACTATTGGATTCAATACTACCAATACTTTGAGTCTCAGAGACCAAAGAGTGGGTGCAACACAAACTACAGCACCAGGAACTGAAATTGGTGTTGCTAGAATCTATGATTTTGCTCTTGAATCTGGTTCATATGATACAACTACACCAGATTTGAACAAATGGGACCTTTCTCTGTTTGATGTTCAAACATACACTGATGTAACAGTAAATGAATCAGTCACATTAAGCACTCCAACCTTCATTCAAGGTCAATCTAGTGGAGCAAGTGCATTTTTGAGATATGATGTAAGTGCTGGAACTGCTCTTACTGCATATGATGTCAAAGGAGACTTTTTCATTGGTGAGAGACTGCTTTTCAATGGTGTAGTGACCAATGCAAGGTCTGTAACAGATTTAACAAACTATGAACTGTCTGATATCAAGTCAGTTTATGGTATTGTTGGTGGTGGAACAACATTTACAGCAGACTTAATTCAAACTCCAGTAAGAACTATTGGAATTGCATCTATTACTCCTGTTTCAGGTGGTATTTCTACAGTTTCATCTCCAACTACCACATTTCCAGGAATTGTAACCACCGGTGGTCTTGTTCAATACTCCGTTCCAACCAACAGTGTTCCATCTTATGGAAGAGTAACAGGAGTTAATAACACTTCCTTTACTATTGAGGCAGTTACTACTGTTTCTGGATATAGAATTGGTTCTCTGCCAACATCTGCAACAGAAGTTACTGATTTGACAGTTGTTGAGTCCAGATATCAAGGAAATACTGGAAATGGAAATGCTGCATCAAATGCTACTCTGTATAGCAGATTCCCCAAGAAAAATATCTCTTCAGTAGATCTTACTGGAGCAAGTATTATAATCAGAAAGCAGTATAACACATCTATTACTAGCAATTCAACTGCAACTCTGTCTGCAGGAGTAAATGAGGTATTTTTGCCATTTGATGAAGAAAGATATATTGTTATTAGATCTGATGGTTCAACAGAAGAACTGACTGCTGATAAATTCTCACTGACCAGTGGTTCTACTCAATTGACAATCAATGGTCTTGGTACAGATGACCCTGATACCACTGTTATTGCAACTTTGAGAAAGAGTCAAGTTACAGCAAAAACTAAGAGAAAGTTTATTGCTAATAGTCTTATTGTCAATAAGTCATCAATCTCTGCTTCTGGAACTGGTTCAACAACTCTAAATGATGGTTTGACTTATGGTGACTATGCATTTGGAACCAGAGTTCAAGACCCAATCATCTCCTTGAATGTTCCCGATGTTGTCAAGATTCATGGCATTTTTGAATCCAATGACACTAACAATCCTGTTGCACCATCAATGATTGCTGCATCAATGGATGGTCCCACTGCAACTACAAATGATCTCATCATTGGTGAAGAAATTATAGGTTCAATCAGTGGTGCAAGAGCAACTTATCTTGTAAGAGTCAATGACACTAACATTAGATTTACTTATAAGAATAATACAGTATTCCAAAATGGAGAGGTGATTAATTTTGTTTCTTCTGGTGTCAATGCTGTTGCAAATAGTATCAATATTGGAAGCAAGAATATTACCTCAGATTTTACACTTTCAAATGGTCAAAGAGAATCAATTTATGATATTTCCAGACTTATAAGAAAGGTTAATTCTTCTGCACCAACTAGAAAGATTGTTGTCTACTTTGATAATGCTTATTATGAAACTTCAGACACTGGAGATATCACATTAGCGAATTCATATGCTGAATTTGACTATGGCACTGAAGTATCATCAATCAATGGGGTCAGAAACACTGATATCATTGATGGCAGACCAAGAGTTAGTGAGTACAGTGTTGTTGCTGGTGCTAGATCTCCATTTGAATTTGATGGAAGATCATTTACAAATAGTCAGCACAGTTCAAAGAATGTTCTTGCTTCAGATGAGTCAATTACTGTTGACTATAACTACTATCTTGCAAGAGCTGATAGAGTTTACATTGATAAGAATGGAAATTTCTCAGTTAAGTACGGAACACCTGCAGATACAGCACAACTTCCAGATGAAGTTAATGGTGCACTGAATATTGCCAATATTTACCTGCCTGCATACCTCTACAATACATCTGATGCAAGAGTAGACTTTGTTGAGCACAAGAGATATCAAATGACTGATATCTCAAAACTTGAGCAGAGGATTAAGAATCTTGAGTATTATACTCAACTCAATCAACTTGAAGCAGATACTCTCAATCTGTTTGTATCTGATGCAAATGGTTTTAATAGATTCAAGTCTGGTGTATTTGTAGATAACTTCTCAACCACTGAACCACAAGATTCAGGTGTTGGTGTTAGAAACAGTATTGATACTAGAAAGAGAGTTCTGAGACCTGCTCACTACACAACTGCAGTCAATCTTGAAATTGGTAACACAACTATTGCTGGTATTGGAACAACCACTGCTGCAAACCAAGATTCCAGATTTGCTGATATTCTTGGAGCCAATACAAAGAGAACTGGTCAGGTTGTAACTCTTGACTACACTGAGACCCAATGGTTGGATCAACCATTTGCCACTAGAGTTGAGAATGTAACTCCTTATCTTGTCACTTTCTATAATGGTTCTATTACACTTGAACCAACTGTTGATATCTGGATCGATGTCAATAGAATGGAAGTCAGAGATGTTCTGCAGGAAGGTTCATTCAATGCCATTGCAGATGCAATGAGAGTTGAAAATATTAGTGAAGTTGATGGTCTGAGACAGGGTGTAAGTCCTGTTCTGTGGAATTCTTGGGAAACCACTGGAGTTGATGTCAATTTCAGTCTTGGAATGAATGCAAGTGCTAATGGCACAACAGTCAATGTTGGTGTCAGTGGTAATGTTGGAGTCAACCTCAGCCAGCAAAGAACTGGAACTCAAAATACTGTAACTGAAGTCATTGATACTGAATCTCTGGGTGACAGAGTTGTCAGCAGAAATATCATTCACTTCATGAGGTCACGTAACATTCAGTTTACTGCAACCAAACTGAAGCCATTTACTAGAGTTTACTCATTCTTTGATAATGTAGATGTCAATAACTTCTGTCTCTCTAAACTAGTAGAGATTGAAATGACCTCTGGCACATTCCAGGTTGGTGAAACTGTTCAGGGTACAATGGGAGATAATACTTCTCAAATCATTGATAGTGGAATCCCCTCAATCTCATTTAGAGTTGCATCAGCAAATCATAAGTACGGTCCTTACAATAATCCATCTGATACCTTTGACTCTAATCCATATGATAGAGATAATTCACTTCCAGCAACTTATTCAGAGACTTCAACAGTTCTGAATATTGATACTTTCAGTCTTGCTGCTGAAGAAGCACCTCAGTTTGCAGGTTATCTGGCAACTGGAATGATTCTCAGAGGTCAGAGCAGTGGAGCACAAGCAACAGTTACAAATGTAAGACTTGTATCTGATAGACTTGGTACTCTGATTGGTTCATACAGAGTTCCTGATGCAACCAACACTGCAAACCCAACATTTGAAACTGGTAGAACTACCTTCAGACTGACTAGCAGCCCAATCAATACACAGGTTCAAGGACAGACATCAACTTCTGCAGAAGAAATCTTCTACTCACAAGGTGACATTGATAATACTCAGGAAGTAACTCTGTCACTGAGAAATGCAAGAGTTGAAATTGATGATAGTTTTGTTGAAACAAGAACTATTGGTGATAGTGCTGGTGCAAGTGCTTCTGCATCCGTTCAGATTCCTCAACCTGCACCTCCAAGAAGAGTTGACCCACTGGCACAAACATTCCTGGTTGATGAAGAAAGTGGAATCTATGTAACCAGTCTGGATCTTTATTTCTCATCTAAGGATGATACTCAACCAGTTACAGTTCAACTTCGTGAAGTAGATCTTGGAACTCCAACTCTTAAAGTTCTTGCATATTCTGAAGTTGATATCAATCCAGATGATATCACAGTATCTGCTGATGCCACTGTTTCAACTAGAGTCAATTTTGAATCACCAGTTTACCTTGCAGGTAACAGAGAATATGCTCTGGTTCTTCTCTCACACTCAACAGAGTATAGAGTTTGGATTTCTAGACTTGGCGAATCTGATGTAAGAACTCTTGCTACAGAAGCAGGTCAAGTTCTTGTTTCCTCTCAGAACCTACTTGGTTCACTGTTTAAGTCACAGAATGCTGCTGTCTGGACACCTAGCCAGTATGAGGATCTCAAGTTCACTCTCTATAGAGCAAACTTTGTTCCATCAGGTTCTGTACAATTCTTCAATCCAAAACTGCCAACTGATTTGGAGAGAATCACACCAAATGGTATCACAATTACTCCAAGAAATATTAGAGTTGGTCTTGGCACAACACTGTCTGATACTGGACTTGCATTTGGTAACACTATTATTCAGCAGGGAACTGATGCAACCGGTTCACTGGTAGGTTATGGTGGTTCTGCAACAGGAACTATGACAATTACCAATGCTGGTGTTGGATATACTCCTGCTTCAGGTTACTTTGTGTTTACTGGTGTTGCTCTTACTAGTGTCACAGGTAGTGGTTTAAATGCTACTGCAGATATTGCAATTAGTAATGGTGTTGCTATTGGTGCTACACTGAGTGATGGAGGCAAAGGATATGCCATTGGTGATGTATTGACACCAATTACAGTTGGTACTGGTGGACTTGGTTCTGGTATGAGACTTTCTGTTGCTGGTATCTCTGGTAACAATGAACTGATTATTGAAGAAGTTCAGGGAAGATTTGGAACTTCAGCGGGTCAATACCTCAAGTATATTAATAGCAGTGGAGTTACAACTACACTTAATTATAGTGCTGGTGGAAATGTTGTCCCAGAGACTCCAATTAGAATTGATTCAGATGGACTTCACCTGAAGATTTTCCAAAGAAATCATGGAATGTATCAGAATACCAACCTTGTTACCCTGAAAGGTATTCAGTCTGATCTAACACCAACCACACTAAGTGCTGTATACAATAATGGTGCTACAGGTGATATTTCTATTGCAAGCACATCAATCTTTGGAACATTTGAAAATGTAAGTGTTGCTACTACAAATCCTGGTTATGCTAAGATTGGAAGTGAGATTATCAAATATACTGGAGTTGGTGCTGGCACATTAACTGGTATCACAAGAGGAATTGACAATACTCTCATTGAAAATCATGTATCTTCTGATTTGGTTTATAAGTATGAACTGAATGGTGTATCTCTCAGAAGAATCAATACTGAGCACAATCTGAATGAAGTAACAGTATCTAACCCAATCGCTCTTGATTCTTATCATGTTAAAGTTGATATGTCTGATACTGACAGAGGTATTGATAGGTCTGCCTCACAAACTGCATTCCCAGAATTGCACTTTAACTCCAAAAAAACTGCTGGTGGACCAAATGCTAAAGGAACATACAACCTGCCATTTGACCTTCTGATTCCTAATATCAGAACCACAACCCCAACAGGTGTAACTCTGAGTGCTGCTGTAAGAACAGTTACAGGATCTAGTGTCAATGGAACAGAGAGTTCCTTCATTGATAAGGGATTCCAGGCAATTGCTCTCAATCAAGAGAACTACTTTGATTCAGCAAGAATGGTTGCTTCTCAGGTCAATGAGAACAATTATACTACTTCACTGCCTGGAAACAAGTCATTCACAATTAATATGAATCTTGCAACTGGTGATTCCAGATTAAGTCCTGCAATTGACTTGAATAATACTGCAGTCATCTTTACTTCAAACAGAACTAACCAACCTGTTACAAACTATGCAACCAACTTGCAAGTAAATACTGTAAGTGAAGATCCAAATAGATTCATCTATGTAACCAAGAATATTGTTCTTGAAAATCCTGCAACATCTTTGCAAGTTCTCCTTGATTCATATGTCAGCACATACAATGATGTAAGAGTCTTTTATGCACTGAATCAAGATACAGATGTAGATGAGACTGTGTTTGTTCCATTCCCGGGCTACAACAATGTTGATCCAAATGGACAAGTAATCAATCCAGCAAACAATGACGGAACCCCTGATGTCTTTACACCAAAGACAGATCAATATCAACCAAATCCATCACTGAATCTCTTTAAAGATTATAAGTTCACTGCTGATAGATTGGCACCATTTACATCATTCCGCATTAAGATCATTGGAACCTCCGTAAATTCTGCAATTGTTCCACAATTCAGAAATCTCAGAGCAATTGCATTTGCATAATTATGACACTTATTCCAGTAAAGGGCAAAGATGGTTTTTATAGAGATAGCAAAACTAATGCTATTGTAAATAAGAACCATCTTGAATTTGAATCTTATGTTTCTGCTAGACAGAAGATGAATTCCGAAAAGGAAAAAGTTGATTCTATGGAGATTGAGATGGCAAACATCAAACGAGATCTGGATGAAATCAAAGAACTCCTACGTAAAGTAATTCAAGGGTAGGTTATAAATAGAAAAAAAGTTTCATCATATAAATGGCGCAGCCTTCTACTAGACAAGAATTAATTAATTATTCCCTGCGACAGTTAGGTGCTCCTGTATTAGAAATCAATATTGCTGATGAGCAAATCAGTGATTTGGTTGATGATGCTATTCAGATGTATAATGAAAGACACTATGATGGTGTCACACAAGTCTACCTGAAGTATGAGGTTACTCAGGCAGATGTAGATAGGGGAAAAGCACGTCCTCCTGGAAAGGGTGGAGGAACAGTTGGTATTGCTTCAACATCTGCAACTGCAAATATTGTAGGAACAGCAACTACATTTACATATTATCAAAACTCCAATTATCTTCAGGTTCCTCCCAACATCATTGGAGTTAATAAAATTTTCCAATATGACAATGCTCAATCATTGAGTATGTCAAATATGTTCAGTTTCAAGTATCAGTTGTTCTTGAATGACATTTACTACTGGGGAACTACTGATCTCTTGTCATATTCTATGGCAATGAGCTATTTGGAAACTCTGAACTTCCTTCTCAATACACACAAGCAAATCAGATTCAATATCAGACAAGATAGACTGTACCTTGATATTGACTGGTCTAATCTGAGAGTTGGTGAAATTATCATTCTTGACTGTTGGCAGCAAATGGATGGTAATGAGTTTAATAGAGTCTGGAATGACAGATTTGTGAAGAAATATTTGACTGCTCTGATGAAGAGACAGTGGGGTATGAATTTGATTAAGTTTCAGGGTGTAAAACTTCCTGGTGGTGTGGAACTTAATGGAAGACAAATTTATGATGATGGTCAAAAAGAAATTGATGACATTCTCCAAGAAATGCCAACCACATATGAACTTCCCCCATTAGATATGATAGGTTAATTAGATGCTCAATCCATTTTTTCAACAGGGTTCTAAAACAGAGCAAAGTCTTGTTCAAGACTTAATCAACGAACAGTTGAGGATGTATGGCGTTGAGGTATATTACCTACCAAGAATATATGCAAATACAAATACAGTAATCAGAGAGGTTATCCAATCTGAGTTTACAAATGCATATCCACTAGAGGCATACGTTGACAGTTATGAAGGATATGGTGGACAAGGAACAATCCTTTCCAAGTTTGGTATTCAAGAGTTGGATGATTTGACTCTTATTATTTCTCAAGAAAGATATTCAAATTATATTACACCTTTGGCTAAAAATATTATTAATATTGAATTAGAAACCAGACCAAAGGAAGGTGACCTGATTTATTTCCCATTGGGAGACAGATTATTTGAAATTAAGTATGTTGAGCACGAACAACCATTCTATCAACTACAAAAAAATTATGTCTACACACTGAGATGCTCACTCTTCAGATATGAAGATGAAGTTATTGATACTAATGTTGATGAGATTGATAATGAGATTGAACAACTTGGTTACATTCAGACACTTACTTTAGTTGGAACAGGAAGAACTGCTAGAGCAGTTGCAACATTCTGTGGGGATGGTGCAGTTACTAGAGTCCATATTACTAATATGGGTAGTGGATATACAAAACAACCTATCATTGGATTCTCTTCAGCACCTGCAGGAGGAGTAACAGCTGTTGGTATTGCATCCATCACCACAAGTTACATTGGTTGTGGAGGTTTCAGCAATAGTGGAAAGATTGAGGCTATCAATCTCATCAATCCTGGATGCGGATATACTGTTCCCCCTTGGATCACAATTCAAACACGTGATGGTGATACAGGAGTTGGTGCTGCTGCAACTGCAAGTATTGAGACAACTACAGGATCAGGTTCAATCAGTGGCATCATTACAGTCACAGATGGTGGTGCAGGATATACCACGAATCCAAGGGTTACATTTGATGCACCAATTCCAAATTACCCAACATTTGATGTCGATTATAACAGCTTTGACCAAACAAATTATACATTTGACAACAGAGGTCCTGTAGGATTCTCAAGTGCTTATGGTATTGGTATTATCAATACTGCTGGTATTGTAACTGCTGTTTATGTAAGTTATGCAGGTGCTGGATATGCACTCACTTCAAGACCTGCTGTCATCATTGATCCGCCAACAGGAATTGGAGCAACAATTGGTATTGGAACCTTCATCTTCAATGAAATTGTAACTGGTCAAACTTCTGGCACAACTGCAAGAGTTAAGAAGTGGACTGCATCTACAAATCAACTTGAGATTTCTATTGTTGATGGAACATTTACTCCAGGAGAAATCATTGGTGGTCAAGAGTCTGGAGCATACTACACTATAAGAGTACAAAATACGGATGATCTTGTAAGTGGATTTGCAGATAATGATACTATTGAGACTGAAGCAGATTCAATCATAGACTTTAGTGAAACTAATCCTTTTGGAATGCCTTAAATAGTTTGTTAAATAGTAGATATACAAACAACTAGAGTAATGTTTGAGTATTTTTATAACGAGATCTTCAGATCTGTAATTATTGGATTTGGTTCTCTCTTCAATGGAATCGAAATTAAGCACAAGGATGCTAGTGATGACACTTTTAGTGTAATCCAGGTTCCTCTTGCTTATGGACCAACTCAGAAGTTTCTTGCAAGAATGAAGCAAGAGGCAGATCTGAATAAACCAATTCAAATGACGTTGCCAAGAATGTCATTTGAATTTATTGGTCTTACTTATGATCCAACTCGTAAGTCTACTCAAATACAAACTATTATCAATCAGACTCCTGATGGTGCAAATTTGAAGAGGAACTACATGCCAGTTCCTTATAATATGGCATTCAAACTTTCAATCATGACAAAGTTGAATGATGATATGCTTCAAATTATTGAGCAGATTCTTCCATACTTTCAACCATCATATAGTCTTCCCATTAATTTTCTTGGCAACTTAAAAGAAAAAAGAGATGTTGCCATCCAATTAGATTCTATTGAAATGGATGATGATTATGAAGGCAACTTTGATACAAGAAGAGCACTTATTTATACCCTAAACTTTACTGCAAAAGTTCACCTGTTTGGTCCTATTGCAGATGTTACTGGAGATATCATCAAGAAGGTATCTGTTGGTTACATTGCTGGTTCAAGAGGAACACAAGCAGCTGCAAGAGATCTTACATATCAAGTTACTCCAAGAGCAACTAAAGATTACAATGGCAGTGTTGTCACAACATTGGCACAAAATGTCAATCTTGTTGAAACCGTTCTTGATGTTGCAGATGGAACTGCAGTTACAGCACAGACATACATCTATGTTGGTCAAGAAGAAATGTATGTTGAATCAGTAACTGGCAATAAGATCACTGTTAGAAGAGCACAAGATAACACCACACCACAAAATCATGTTCTTGGTGCTGCAGTGAATAGCATTACTGCAGCAGATGATGCTCTTATCGAGTTTGGTGATGATTTTGGTTTCAATGGAAGTGTTTTCTGAGGTTGACTTATGTCTGACAAGTTTGATAAACTAAATGAAACATTTGATATTCAACCAACAGAGGTTGAAGTGGAGGTCCAAAAGCATGATATCGAGAATAAGATTGAAAAAGTCAGGTCAAGTAGTGAGGACATTCGTAAGGACTATGAGTATACCAGGGGTAATCTATATTCGATCATTGAGAAAGGTCAAGAAGCAATTAATGGCATCTTAGAACTTGCACAAGAAAGTGAAATGCCCAGAGCATATGAAGTTGCAGGTCAACTTATCAAAAATGTCTCTGATGCAACTGACAAATTGATGGATCTTCAGAAGAAGTTGAAGGATGTCAATGAAGAGAAAGAAGTCAAGGGTCCAACAACAGTAAACAATGCACTATTTGTTGGATCAACTGCTGAACTTCAGAAACTTCTCAAAAAATCAGCCACAGACACATAAATAGTTAAAAAAACAATGGCAGTACCAGCAGTCAATATTACAATTGAACAAGGAGCAGATTTTGCTTCAACCTTTACAATTACAAACTCTGACGGATCTGCATACAATCTTTTAAACAATTCTGCTGTTGCTAAATTAAAAAAATTTCCAGGATCAGAAACATCATATTCTTTCAGTACATCTATTACAGTAAGTACAGGTAAAATTTCATTAACAATGACAGATAGTGTAACTAGCACTATTCCTGCAGGAAGATATTACTATGATATATTGTTAACAAATGATACTACCGGATTAAAGACAAGAGTCATTGAAGGTATGGCATTTGTTTCTGCTGCCATTTCATAAATAATCGAAAGTGCCTTAAAAAAATGGCAGACTTTCGAATAAAATTAAATCGAGCAAACAACTACACAGTAACTCAGGAGAAAACCGTTGTGGCAGAGTTTCTTTCTGATTTAGCAGATGTTTCTGTTTCCGATTTGCCTTCAAAAGATAATTATGTATTGACATATAATGCATCATTACAAAAATATGAGTTAGTCCCTGCAGATAAAGTTCTTGAAAACTCTGCATCTGATTCTGACATTCCCGAGACTTTTGTTAACCAACTTCAAGTAGAACTTGATAATGAAATTGATGTTGACGGTGGTGGATTTTAAATTATAAATATTAAAAAGTCAACTTTTTCATATGACTGCACCAGTAATTCAGTTTAAAAGGGGTGCTTTTGTAGATCTGCCCGGATTGAGGCAGGGTGAACCGGGATTCACTACTGATAAGTACGATTTTTATGTTGGACTTACATCAGAAACTTCGACTAATCAGTTCTTTGGATCTGGTCGCTATTGGGGTAGAGAAGACGGTACTAACGCTCTAACCTTCAAATTAGTCGATAAAGACGGATCCAATAGCATCAACCTCAAATCCCCGAATACTTTATCGGGAATCACAACATACACTTTTCCAGGTTCACCAACAGCAAATAAGATTTTGCTAACAGATGGAGATGGAAATCTGTCTTGGACAGATACTATTTCTTCTGATATAACCATCAGTGGCATTTTGACTGCTACTGGTGGTTTTAATATTGGTATTAATTCTGGCGGATCTGCGATTACAACTGGACCAGTAAAAAATCTTAATTTTATCGGGGCTGGAAACACTTTCTACTACAATCCATCAACAGATACTGTTGATATTTCCATTTCTGGAGAAGGTAGCAGTTTAACTCTTGGTTCAGCAACAGATGGGGACTTGGTAACTCCTGGAGCACTCAATACTTTTACAAGCTCAACAAGGATTGTTGATAGTATTGATGATTTAAATGAGTTAGCACTCAATATAATGAAGAACACTGCAGTGTCTGGTCTTGATTTTTCAACATCACCAACTGCTGGAGGATCTCCATTTTCAGTTACGCTTACTACCTCCGCCACCGGTAATCCAAATAGTTACATTATTGATTGGGGAGACGGAACTACTGAGACAACTTCAGATTCAACTCCAAGTCACACCTATACTGAGAATAATGGCGGACAGTTTACCATCGCAATAACTGCTCTTAACACTTCTGGTGCTGGTGCGGGAAGTTCATTCTCAACTACAAAAACAAATTATATTACAGTATATACACCAGATCCATCTGTTAGTTTTGCACTTTACAGAGCTAGCAGTGGTGGAAGTGCATTGAGTGGAAACGACCTTTATGTTGTTGAAGGTCAATCCCTTTACATGGACAACAACACAACAAATACTTCTGTTGGTGCTGGTGTCACTTATACCATAAATTGGGGAGACGGGTCATCAAATGATGAGATCTCAAGTGATACTGTTGGTGGTGGTGCGAGTACAACTGCTGCAAGACTCCAACATACCTGGGCTCAGGGAACCAACAGTTCTACAAGCAGAGATACATTAACGCTGACACTAAACAGTCACAGCACAGCAAATCCATCTTCAATCCCAGCAACTGGAACAGTAACTCTCAAAGTTTACGATGATGCTCCAACTGCTCCTGATGGATTAAGCAGCAAAACACTCTCCAACGTTTCTAGCACAGGAACATCACCAAAACTTGCTTCTGGATTTACCGACAATACTGGTGGTGCAACATTAAGTGCTGGAGATAATGTAAACAGATTAACTTCTGGAACGGCAACTGCTGGACCAATTACAACCTTTGCATATGACGCCGACAATGGAACTCTTACAGCAAATGTAAATGGTTCCTCTGATGGATCGAGAGCATTGACCAGTGGTAATGACTCTGGAACTTATACAAGTTTGGTTATTGACTCGGAAAGTGATTATCAATTACTCAACTCTGGTGGTTCGAGCACAACATTTGCTAACAGCATTTATCATCCAGGTCTCTATAAGGGATTCAAAGCGAGAGTGGCAAAGTCAGTTGCTGGATTGTCTACTGGTGTGAACAGTATGCAACTGTCACACAGCACTACAGGAAATACAAACACAGTTGAATTTGTAAAAGATGATCTAACAGCAACTCCAACAGTTGACATTTCGAGTGCTACATTAACTGAAAATACTGCAGGTACGTATAGATACGTTTCTGGAATTCCATACTACAATACAGGATCTCCAAATTTAACATTATCTGGAGTAACAGTCACCAACTTAGTTGGACAATGTTACACAAACCAAAGTGACATTGTTGAAGTTGATGATGGAACAAATCAAGAGAGCACATCAGCCAACGCAATCACCAATAGTGGTTACACTTACTCTCAGATTGATGGCGCTTCGTCAATGTTAAGTGGAAGTATTCCAGTTGTAAATACTGGAACATCAAGTGCTTATGCGATTGGTGATCTGACTGTGCCGATCACTAGTTCTAGTGTAAGAACTGTAAGTAGAGTGATGGTTCGTGCTAAGAACGTAAATGGAACAAGTTCTTACACAAGCGATATTGCAACTAATGTTCAAGTTCATACCGCATCCCAAAGTGGTATTAGTGAAGTTGGAATTGCTGTTGCTGATGCTCTAGGTGCTACTTTTGATGATGATGGTGTAAGGGTATTTAATTTTGCCTCAGCAACAACGGATACTCCTTCCTTCAATGGATCAACAAACTTCTACACAAACAACCTTTATACAGAATCTTCTGATCCAGGCATTTCAACCACAAGAGAAGCCACAGTAAGAATCGGCAAAATCATACATGATGAAACCGATTATTCTTCTGGTTATCTCCCTGCTGGACCAGATCTTTCGTCTGGTAGAAGTGGAGATCAATACTTTACTTTTGCCTTCAGAAGAACTTCGACCGCAAACTTCGATATCAATATTACAAGTGGTGGTATTGCTGGTCTTTGGATTGCTGCTCCAGGATCCAATATTGATACTACAAGTGGATTGAATGGTTGGTTGAGAGCAGATACTGCTTATGCTGGTGCTGGTACACCAGGAAGTGGATCGGGTGGTAACGGAAGTGATGGATGTGCATACAACAGTTCGGATAGGATTGTTGCTTCCACTTCATTGAGTGGTGGTTATACAATGACTCTTGGTGAAGAAAACATGAGTAATGCAACAGGAAATGTTGTGTTAGTTAGAATCGCTCTAACATCAGGTCAATCTGTAACAGCACTTAGCATTGGGGAGGCAGTAGTCTAAAATGGCCGTAACACAAGCACAAAAGGTTGATTACCTTTGGAAAAAACTAGGGTACGGCCGAACAAAGACCGATACCAATGCCAACAAAAAGGCATTTAACGAAGCGATTGCAAGTCCACTCTTACTTAGAGGGGATAAAATTTGGAACCAATCAAGCACTATTCCTGGTACGCTTCCAGGATCTAGTTCTGGTGCAGTAACAGTTTACCCAACTTCAAACCCAGTAGAATGTACTGTGGATGGTACAGCTACAGCAAATAGGACTTGGAAAACTGGATCAACCGATTGGATTCCACCAGAACTTGGATCAACATATCTTGTAAAAGTATATGTTCATACTTCAAGTGATGCAGCAAATGCAGCATCCAGTGGAACAACACTTTCCGCTGCTGGTTCTGGTAACGATGACGAATGGTTCTTTGATTATCAGTCTGGTGTTCTTCACTTCATTGGAGATAACCTTCCAAATGGTGTAAGCTTCAGTGGAAAGAGTGTTTATATTAGTGGAGCAAGATACACAGGATCGTTTGGTCTTGGTGGTGCTTCTAGTGGTAATTTCACTGGAATTTCTACATTCTCAGATACAACAGACAATACTCTGGGAAATGCAGATACTGGTGCTCTCCAAGTTGACGGTGGTCTTGGCGTCAATAAGAATGTAACAGTTGGTGCTAATTTATTTGTTCAAGGATACTCCGAATTTGTAGGAGTTGTAACATTTAAAGGTGGCACTATTGGTCTTGGTGATGCCGACACAGACACGATTACTGTTGGTGGTGAGTTTGGATCCAGTTTAATTCCTACAGATGATGATACACACTCTCTTGGTGAGGGTTCCAAGAGATGGAAAAATGGTTCTTTCTCTGGAATCATTACTGCATCTTCTTTTGTTGGTGATATAACTGGTATTGCTGCAACAGCAACCACTTTAGAAACAGCAAGAAACTTTAGTGTTTCTGGTGATGTTGGAACAGCAACTTCAGTTTCTTTTGATGGGACTGGAGATGTAGATTTAGCAGTCACTTTATCAAGTAACTTCGATGCTAACACCAGTGGTATTATCACTTCTACTGGAGGATTTGTTGGCGACTTAACTGGTGATGTCACTGGAGATTTGACTGGTGAAGTAAACGCAACTTCTTTTGATACAAATGCATCTGGTGTTGTAGTCACTGGTATTGTAACCGCAACTACTGGAGACATCTCTGGCAATTTGACCGTTGGAGGAAACCTTTTTGTTAATGGATCAACAACTCAAGTTAATACATCAACATTAACAGTTGAAGATGCTTTAATTGAAGTTGGTCTTGTAGATGGATCCGCTCCGGGTTCTGATCTTAATTTGGATCTTGGTTTACTTCTGAATTATTATGATGGATCTGCTAAAAAGGCTGCTGTTTATTGGGATGATAGTGCCGCAAGAATTGTTGTGGCATCTGATGTATCAGAATCATCGGGAACTTTAACTGCATCTTCATATGCTGGTTTAGAAGTTGGATCTCTCTATGTAAATGATTGTGCTGGACAATCTCAGGTTATAACTTGCACTGGTTCGGAAAGATTTTTAGAAAATATAACTATAGATTGTGGATCGTTCTAATTGATTAATGGCATCTGAAACTGATTTAAAATACCTTCTGAATACTTATCAAAAAAAGGCAATGGATTTATTTACACAACTTGTTGTTGCTGAAACAAAACTTGAACAGGCACTTACAAGAATATCTGAATTGGAAAGAAAATTAAAAGAGTATGAGTCAAGAGAATCTAACAATTCCGAAGAATCATACTAATATTTTTTTATAAATATTTTTAATGCTGATTAATACTCCGATATATATCGGAGTTTACGGTACATACCACAAATGTTAATTTGACCTGATGGCAAATCCAAAGTTTAAGATAAAACGGTCAGCCGTACCGGGTAAGAAACCAGTAGTTGCAGATTTGCAACTGGGTGAACTTGGTCTTAATACTTTTGATGCAGAACTATTTGTTCGCAGAGAAAGGACGGGTATCGGTACGGACATTGTTCCCGTTGGAATGGGAGCAACAGTTACTAATATTTTATATGTAACTGCAGATGGAAATGATAATAATACTGGTAAAAAATTAGGAGATGCAAAGGCAACTATTGCGGGAGCAGTTGCCATCTCAACTACAGGAACTGTAATTAGAGTTTCTGCTGGAACTTATGCAGAAAATAATCCTATTAAGTTACCACCTCAGGTAAGTATTGTCGGAGACAGTTTGAGAGAGGTAACTGTACAACCACAAAATTCCAATGAAGATCTTTTTCATGTAGCGCCTGGAAACTACATTTCAGAAATGTCTTTTTCTGGCACTATAGATGTTGGAAAGGCAGTAATTGCTTTTGATCCAGATACTGTTAGAAATTCAACTCAGTCACCATACATCAGAAACTGCACAAACTTTATTGCTGGCAGTATAGGAATGAAGATTGATGGTGATGTGGTTGATGGAAATTTCAACAGTATGGTCACCGATTCATTCACCCAATATAACCAGGGAGGAATCGGTGTATCAATCACCAATGAGGGTTACGCACAGATAGTTTCTTTGTTTACTATTTGCAATGACATTGGAATATTTTGCGGATCTGGTGGTCAGTGTGATATTACAAACTCAAACTCATCTTTCGGAAACTATGGATTGGTTGCTGATGGTGTAAGTGGCAATTTTATTTCTGGCATTGTAACGACTGCTGCAGATGCTGGATCAACAGTGTTTGAAATTGCTGGAGTGGGAACAAGTCGTCCATATGATGGACAAGTCACTTATTTTGAAAATATTTACTACGAATTAAACAGTGTCACTATTACTGATGCTGGTTCGGGATACACCGAAAACCCAACTATTACAATAGATTCGGCCGATGAATCTTGGGGTATTGATGCATCCCTAAATGGTGAAATAGTGGGTGGAAGACTAACAACAGTAAATATAATTTCTAATGGAAGGGGATATACAAATACCTCCCCAACCATTACGGTTTCTGCTCCTCCTGGTGCAGGAACAACTGCCACTCTTTCTGTTGAGATGACACCAAAATATTATGAGATTAAATCTGCAACTGTACCAAACTCTGGTATAAGTACTGTAGTCATAAAGGAAGAATTGCCTTATGCTGTTGGTGTTGGAACTACGGCTCCAATTTTCAAACAAAGCAGAATTCTTGCTTCATCTCATGCGTTTGAATATATTGGTTCTGGAACAGATATTACGCAGGCACTTCCTCAACTCGGGGGAGTTACTATTGAAGATAATGAAGTTGATATGAGAAATGGTGGATCTGTTGTATACACCAGCACTGATCAATCAGGAAACTTCAAAATTGGAGATGGTGTTGTGATCAATCAGGCTGAAGGAACAATTACTGGTAACGCTTACCAAAAAAGCGTCATTAGTAACGTAACACCACTCATCTTAGCATTAGGAGGATAAATCAGTGGCATTACCATTAAACGTATTTAAAACGATTACACATGTAGTTCCAACTAGTGCAGTTGGAATTTATACAGCACCAGTTGGTTATGCTGGAGTTGTAATTTTGGCGCAGTGTGCAAACACAAGTTCAGATACAACACATTCAGTAACCTTAATACATAGGAGATCTGGAACAGATACTGAAATCGTAAAAGATTTTCCAGTTCCACCAAGAGATAGTGTAAGTTTCCTTGATGGAAGACTTGGACTTGAAAGTGGTGATATTCTTGTCATTTCAGGCGACACTGCTACCAATCTAAAGTTTACTGGTAGTGTATTAGAGACACTTAAGTGATGGAGTAACTGATGGCCAAATTACTAAGCGGAACACTACCATCACTAAATGTAGGGATAACATCTTACAGCGAATCTAGACAGGTTCTTACTGTTGTAGGTTTATCCACTTTTACAGGAGATGTAAATTTTAATGGTACAGTTTCTGCTGGAGGAACAACAGGAACTAACGGGCAGTATTTACAATCCACAGGAACTGGAGTTACTTGGGCGTCTGCCAGTTCAATTAGAAGTGATAATAATTATACAGCTACTCCTGGACAAACTACTATTAGTCAATCATATACTGCTGGACTGATTGATGTTTATGTAAATGGCGTTCGCCTAACAGATTCAGATTATGTTGCATCAAATGGAACTAGTATTGTTTTAAATGAAGCATTGTATGGTGGAGAATCTGTAGATGTAATTTCATATACTTCATCTGGTTCTGTAAGTGCTGGGTCTGAAAGTGATACCTTAGATACTGTTACTGGAAGAGGAGGTTCAACAACAAATAATATTAGTGTTGGAATATTAACCGCTTCAGGTGATGTATACACAGACAATATTAGAAGATATACGAATAATAGTACAAACACAAAGATTGCTCTAGAGAGTGGTAGAGTAAAAATCTTTGCAGGAAATGGCGTTACACCAAAGATTAACGTCAATAGTGGAGTTGGAATCAATACAAATTTAAATGTTACTGGCATTGCAACAGTAACAGGAGATCTTACAGTTCAAGGTGCTATTAAATCGGATACATTTTATTTTGTAAAACGCTCAACCAACACAAGTATAACATATCCAGGAAGTTATGGTAGTGTAACCATTGATTATGAAGATGCGGGTGATGACTATGGATCTACGGATGCCATGTGGGATAGTTCAACTGATAGATTTACTCCAACTGTAGCAGGTCTTTGGTACTTCCGTGCAAGTGTTGATGCATATTCTGGTGCTACCCAAGAAGGTGGTATATTCATTGAAAAGAATGGAACTTCTGTTGCACAAAACTCACATATAGGTTTCATTAGAGGGCAGATAGTCACACATCTCTATATGAATGGTACAACTGACTACGTACAATTCAAAGCATATACTCAAAGTTCAACTACTAGAGGGCAAAGTGCTGTAAACAGTTTCTTTGAAGCACTTTTAGTTAAGCAGGCAGAGTAGTAATTTCTAAATAATTAGATACAATCCTAGTGTATAACGATAATGGATTGTAGGACGTTCTACTAACCTACTAACTTAAAAAAAATGGCTTTTAATAGAGAGCTATCCCAATTTGCTGCTTATCTTGAATTGGATGCAGCTGGGAATTACATTGGAATTACTACAACATCTAGTACAAATGTTGGTATTGGTTCTATCAATCCAGAATCAAAGTTAACAGTAAGTGGCGATGTAAGTATTAGTGGTGTTACCACTTCTACTGGTGGATTCTCAGGAGACCTCACAGGTAATGTAACTGGTAATGTAACTG